ATGACAACAGCCTGGATGTGCTGGCGGGGGCGGGGGCTAACCGGGATACGGCGAACACGGAATATGTTACGGCTAAGGAAAGCCTGGGGGCGGTGGCTAAAAGTAAGCTGACGATTTCAGTAACCAACGCTGGAGACACCAAGAAAGGGATACTTTATGTCTGGATTAGATAAAGAGGTAGAGACAGCCTCAATGGAGCCGCCCGAAAATGCCATGAGGAAATATCCCAAACGGAGGCGCAAATATGGCGCTAAAGATAAACACGGCACCGACAACCGAGCCTCTAAGCCTGGCGGAGGTCAAGGCGCACCTCAGGATAGACAGCGAGGACCTTGCCGATAATATTACTACCGGCATAAGCATTGCCCCGGGCAGCCACGCCGTTGCAGCTTCTTATTCCCTGGAGGGGAGCGCCGTTGACGTGTCCGGGTCCGACGTGCTGGTCAACCTGGTAGCCGGGGCTTGCGGCTCCAGCGGCACGGTGGATATCAAGCTGCAGGAGAGCAATGACGGCTCCAGCTGGTCGGACGTTACCGATGGGGCTTTCACCCAGGTGACCGAGGCTAACGACAATGCCATACAGGAGAAGGCTTATACCGGCTCCTATACCTATATCAGGGCAGTAGCCACGGTGGCTACGGCTGCCTGCGAGTTCGGGGTGACCGTGATAGAAAAAGCGGGACCGGCGGTGGAGAACGACCTGCTCAACGCGCTGATAACCGCTGCCAGGCAATATGCCGAGGACTTCCAGCGAAGGGCGTTTGTTACCCAAACGTGGGAGCTGTGGCTGGATAAATTCCCAGATGAGGATTATATAAAAATACCTTTGCCGCCACTGCAATCGGTCAGCTCGGTGAAATACTACGATACCGATGATACCGAGGCGACCTTCAGCTCCGGTGATTATTTCGTGGATATCAAGAGCGAGCCGGGAAGGGTAGCCCTCAATTACGGCGAGACCTGGCCGACCACCACGCTGAGGCCGGTAAATGGAGTGTGCGTGACTTTCGTGGCGGGGTATGGGGATGCCGCCACCGATGTACCGCAGAAGGTCAGGAATGCCATGCTCCTGCTGATAGGGCATCTTTATGAGCACCGGGAGTCGGTGATTGTGGGCACGATGACCGCCGAGGTACCGATGTCGGTGGATGCGCTTCTCTGGCAGAATCGCATTTTTTAAGGGGTCATGGGGATTTAGGTTTGGGAATTTTTAACTTCTCAACGTCATTTAACCTAACCAGAGTCTTACGGTTATCCAATGGGTTAGAGTAAGTATTTAATATCCCGTCTTTTATCAATCTCCACATTTTTGTGCGGCTTACACCTAAAATGTCTTGCGCCTCTGTCATTGTAATAAATTTCTCATTCATAGGTAGATTATAAGACAAAAGAAAAAATAAGTCAATAAAGGTTAACATACATCTTGACAGGTATGTTATAATGCGTTAATATAGGTAAAGAAATGTAAATATAATTGGGGGTTAGCATTATGGCGTATCAACTTAGTGGAAGCAGTAAGAAGGTAATTAAAACAATCCTAAAGAAGCTGAACAGTTCAAGGCTCATAATTACTGATTTGACTGATTCTGAAATTATAAGGGCGCAGAGGCATCTAATAAATGTGGCTGAGGAGTACAAAATACTTGCCGAGAAATATGGAATTTCGTAATGCCGGCAATAGGAGAGGAGAAATACGGTCACCAGATTGGTCATAGCCATAAATCGAGTAAGTTTAGATGGGTTGCTTGCATAGATTGCGGAAAAGAAAGATGGGTATTAATCCAAAATATTAAAGGCATACCAAAATTGAAAAGCGATAGATGCTTAAGCTGCTCCGCTCTGAAAAACTCATCGAGGGGGGCATCATGCGTACATTGGCGGGGTGGCATTTGGTATCGAGTTGATGGGTATATCATGGTGAGGCTCCAACCTGATGACCCATATTATGAAATGGCCACTGATAGTTATGTGATGGAGCATCGCTTAATTATGGCCAAACATTTAGGTCGATGCCTCTCACCACAAGAAGTAGTCCATCATGAAGGAATTAAATATCCTCTCGGCAGTATAGAAAATAGGCGAGATAATCGCCTTGCGAATCTGAGATTATTTCGTTCCAATGGTGAGCATATGCAATATCACAGGAGTATTTTAGATGAGAGCCGGTGAACTGAGGCAGAGGGTAACACTACAGAAGCCCACCAGGAGCCAGAACAGCTTCAAGGAGTGGGTGGATTCCTGGACGGACGTGGCTACGGTGTGGGGGGCGGTGGAGCCGGCCAGCGGCAAGCAGTACTTTGAGGCGATGCAGTCCAGCAGTGAAGTACAGGGGGTGGTGAAAATCCGCTATCGCTCCGATATAAAGTCGGACTGGAGGCTCAAGCTGGGCAGCCGGGTATTGCAGATAATCTCACTGGTGAATGTCAAGGAGCTGGATAAGGAGCTGCACATCTACTACAAAGAAGCTCTGGACTAGGGATTTATTTCTTGAGAAATAATCTACCCGCTACAGGCGGGCTTTTTTTATTGGGGCGGATATGAAAGCTACCGTCAGGATAATCGGGCTGGATGCGCTGAGTCGGAAGCTGGAGAAGATAGGCCGGGCGACGAACAAGGAGAATACCGGCGGGCTTCTACTGAGGCAGGCGGAAATAATCAGGGACAGGATAAGAGCCAATGTGCCGGTTGGTCCCACGGGCAACCTCAAGCGGTCGCCCATTGCCAAGCTCATGCCTGAAAGCTCGAGCTACCCGGCGATAGCCATTGCCGGCATAAACAGGAAGATAGCCCCGCATGCCCACCTGGTTGAGTTCGGCACGTCACGGATGCCGGCGCACCCTTTCTTCAGACCGGCTATCGATGCCTGCCGCGGCGGTGTGATGAGCCGGATTAAAAACGGGCTGAAAAGACTTATCGAGGGGGCAGCCAGGTAATGCTCATTGAACAGGCACTGAAGACATATTTGGAGGCGCAGAGCGGGCTAATTGCCCTGGTGCCGGCTGACCGCATCTATTTCGTGCATGCCCCCCAGGATACCCAGACCCCTTATATCGTTTTTTTCAAGGTATCGGGACCACGGTTGCACTCGCATGACGGCAGCTCGGAGCTGGCCAACCCTCGCTTCCAGTTCTCGGTATTTGCCACTACTTACTATTCATGCAAGCAGATAGCCGCGCAGCTTCAGGCGGCTTTGCAGGGGTACTCGGGGACTATGGGCGGTGGCAGCGGGGTAGCCGTAGGCTCCTGCTTCTATGAAAACGAGACCGATGACTATGAGACCGACACGAAGCTATATCACGTGGCGGTTGATTATATTCTCTGGCACGAGGAATAACCACAGGAGGTAAAAGAAAATGACCAGTGCAATATCAGCGTACGGGGCCAAGGTAAACTGGAACTCTAACGATATAGCGGAGGCGACTAATATCCAGTTCTCGGGGCAGAGCGTAGACATGCTCGATGTCTCCAACCATCACTCGGCCGATGAGTTCCGTGAATTCATTGCCGGTCTTATCGATGGTGGAGAGATTACCTTTGAAGCCAACTTCAAGTCGACTGACACAACTGGCCAGATAGCTCTGCACACGGACTTCCAGGCAAAGACATCCAGGACATGCCAGCTAACTTTGCCTGATTCCCTGGGCAACATCTCGGGCACGGCCTGGTGCACCAAGTACGACTTCAGCTTCCCGCATGACGGTGAGGCCACGATATCGGTCACCATCAAATACACCGGCAAGCCCACTTTAACCATCAACTAGGAGGCGTATTATGACCAGCGCAGTATCAGCAAAGGGAACCGTGCTTCTATGGAATTTTTTCAAAGTGCTGGAGCAGGTGAAACTCACCGGGCTATCACAGAGCGTAGACATGCTGGAAGTCTCCAACCATGACTCGGCCGATGAATTTCGGGAGTTTGTGCCCGGGCTGGTTGATGGCGGGGAACTGGGCATTGAGGGTAACTTCATCGTCGGGGACACCAACGGGCAGATAGCCTTTCACACCGA